GTCTTTCTATCTACGTAATTGTTATCCATTTTTATTTTCTAAAGTGTTAAGCAACCTCTCTTCATACCAAGCTGCTTTCCTTAGATCCTCCGTTCCGTTCTTGTAAGGATACCTCCAACGATACTTAAGACTATTACCCCGTAAATATCCGATGAACTCTTCTTTAGTTAACATAGCTTCTATACCGTCTATGCACTCAATGTCACCGCTGTTGTAATGTTCAGGCTTAGTCACAGCATCCCACTCTATAGCAGGGGCAGTACTCTGCTGTATGCTGTCCCAATCTGCAGGCGTAGCATCATCTAGAGCGAGCCATCTCTTAGTCTTTTGTTTCACTTTCACTCCTCCATTCTTCTGGTAATGTATCAACAGTAAACCATCTAAAGCCGTTATCAGATGCCCATTCTCCGTGGCTTCTCTTAGTACCGTCTTTGCGTCTCTTTGCTTGAGGCATAGGCGCTGATGAATTTGCAAATAAGAATACCAGTTCTGTGCTACTAGGTAAAGCTTTTTGAATCCATATGTATTTAGTAAACTCAGCATAGTCCCAGAATCTACCTTTGGCTTCAATTATAATCTTCTTGCGCCCTATCCTTTTAGTAAAGTCAGGATGATAGTTGTGTTCTATAACATAAGGAACCTTACCATCATGGTGTATCCAATCCTGTAGTATTGTATCGTGTAAAGTCTTTTCCCATTTAGAGTCGTATCCTTTGGGCTTACCTTTTTCTATAGGTCTTCTTTGTCTAGGCTTTCTTTTCATTAGTGTATAACACCTTCTCTTTTTATAACTTCTAGCTCTAGTAAGATTAAAAGTTGTTTAATTAATTCAGTAGGCACTTGCTCCATGCTACCGTTATTTGTGATAAAGAATCTAGCAAGCTCTATTATAGTAAGCTCTGGTTCACTATCTATATCAGGGACGGATTCTAAGATCGTTGTGTACTCCTTACACGCTGTTCTATATCTTTCATTGTAATAGAATCTAAATCCTTTCCTCTGCGTACTAAGATCTTAATGATTCTTTTTGCACCTTTAAAAGAGTAAGGGACTGAGTAAGCTACTCCGTTTCTGTAAGCGCAGGGGTTGTCGCGTGGTATATTCTTTGAGGTTACTGTGTCTGCTTCTGACTCAGGTATCATGCTCTTGAGCCATTCAACAGCAATCTCTGAAGCTTTATTGTTTATTCTTTTAGATAGTCTTCTGTTCATAAAGGTATCTCCATAACCTTAGGCATAGATATAACGCGAGTAAAGTACTTGACTCCGTTTGAATATTTAAAAGCTCTAAGTCCGTTACCGTTGTTAGAATCTTTCCAACACTTAGCTTTGTGAGGGCAGTATACGCAGCCTGTTGCTAGTCTAAGGTTGCCTTTTTTTCCTTCTGGTACAGGAGGGTAGCATATGGCAGGAGGTTCGTCTACTTCTAAGGACTCTTTGATAGTGCTTATCTTAGTTCTTATATTAGGTTTAGATAAGTTTCCCGGTCTAAATAAACAGATCTCTCCTGACTCTTTGTTGATGGCAAAGAAGCCACCATCCTCTGTACCTTCTGCTTCTTCGTAGCCTGCAAGCTGTGCCATATAACCAAAAGGATCATCGTCTACTAAGGTTCCTTCGGAAAACTTTTTAAAGGAGAAGTTTGATGCAGTCTTAATATCAACAACCTCACCATCAATCTTACAGTCCATGTGTCCTTTGATACCATCAACCTCTACTTCCTTTTGCATGGCAGTTACTTTATGTCCTGACAGCTTAATAAGAAGTATAGCTATCTGCTCAAGTAGATGACCGTACAGAAACTTAATAAAGTTAGAAGGGTGCATGTCTTTTTTAGAAGAGTCAGAGTCTGTGTCCTTCATGTCATACCATACGCGGCGTAAAGGTCTGCCTACATTAGACATACGTATAGTCTTTGACTGCAGGTGAGGCGTTGACCAACCTTCAAGAGCGTCTTTCATATTATATAGAAAGTCTTCCATCAGCTCTTCTGATATGTCTATGCCCTTGTCGCTGTTAAGACCATCAAGTACTTCATAGATGTCGGGTATTAATGTTTCTAATGTTTTCATTTGCGATGCCTCACGAATCTACACTTGCGTGTAATTGAATTGTAGTGAAGGTATTGAACGCCTAACTGCTTTTGCAGTGGGGTCTTAGCTGAAAGCCTACCGTCTTTGTAAGACTTAACATCTATAAGAATAACCTTTCCTTCTGGATCTAATGCTACTATATCTATAGGCCCTGTGCAACCACAGTTCTTGAATACGTGATAGCCGTTGTCCCATAGCCATGTAATAGCATAGTGTTCTGCTAAGTCTCCTACTCTGTTTGGGTCGTGGTTAGGTTTAGTGTCTGTTATCTTAATTGGTTTCATTAGAGCTGTTCTCCGCTAGTTTATATGATTTGTGTCGCATAACTTTGGATTTTCCTTCTTTGTCTCCGTTATAAAATATATCACCGTTAGCAATTAGTCTAGAAAAACTTCCTCTTATCGCAGTAATCTTCCAGTGATCTAGACCTTCGTACTTCTCCTTTATGGTTTTTTGTATTGTCCCTGAAGGGCCTGCTTGTTTTATGTCATTTAATATCATGCCATCTATATCTTGTCTCATTTTATCAAAGTCAGGAATTTCTCTGACAGCAAGTACAAATCTTTCTAGAAAATCTTTTATTCCTTTAGCTCTGTAGTGCTTGTTAGGCATACCTAGGTTTGAGTATGCTGCCCATCTTCCTGTTGTATAATAGTAAGCATACTTTCTGTCTTCGTGGTGCACCCAAAGCATATGAGCGCCTTCTTTTACTTCGTACTTTATATTGCTTGTTTGTAAAAACTCTAACACATCTTCAAGGGTTTCGTTTGTATCGTGCCTAAAGTGTTTTTCTCCTTTTGAATTGGTTCTGTCGTAAGACCAGTCATACTCGGTAGTGTGTTCCATCAGAAGTATTTCCTTTATGTTTACTGATTATTTTTTATAATTTCTTTGGCGCAGTAATAACAAACATTATCAATGTCTCCAAACTCTGTCTCACTAGGATGTCTCCAGTGGTTAGTCACAGAGCAAGAATGACTACCTATACTAACAGTAATAGGTGGGCTGCCTTCAAAATAATGCTCCTCCCACTCTTCCCATTTATCAGAAGGGTCTGAAGGTACGTATTTGTTTAATTTCAAATCGTATTTTATTGGGAGGTATTGCTCTACTTCTTCACAAAAACATAATCTATCTTTATTAATGTGTTTCACTCCAGCTATCTCCTACTTTATATTCCCCGTCAAGAGGACAGTTAAGTTTTAGAACTTTACCAGCTTCCACGATTGCTTCTACTCCAAGCCTACCAACTTCTTCTGCTTGATCTTGTCTTACTTCTATCTGCCATTCGTCATGGACGTTGGCGACAAAGTGAGCGTCTAGGTGGGCTATCTTATTGTTTAAGATAACAAGAGCTTGCTTCATCATGATAGCTCCTGCACCCTGTAACAATGTATTAAGTGCGCTATGTTCGCTACGCACTGTCAGCTTCCTGCCATCAAGACCTTTTAAGAATCCTTTCTTTTCTGTTGCTCTGATAACTTTATGTCTAAGAGTTGTAAATGATGGGAGATTATCAAAGAACGATCTTCTAAGGTTTTCGCCAGTTCTCCTACCTCCTCCCGCCACGCTTCCAAGCTTCTCATCTCCTGCTCCGTATAGGAGTGCATAGATGAAAGTCTTAGCCTGATCTCTTGATTTAAGTCCAGCAAGTTTTTGATTAGTGGTGTGTATATCTCCGTTAAGGATTTCATTAGTGTATGCCTCATCATTCATATAGTGAGCAAGCATCCGCAACTCAAGACCACTAGCGTCAATGCCTACAAGTTTACAGCCTTTAGGTACTGTCCAACAGGAGCGACACTCTTCTCCGTACTCAGACTTAAGGATAGGTACTTGAGCCATGTTAGGATCACGGTGTGTCATACGTCCTGTGATAGTACCATTAGGTATCACGTATCCATGTACAC